AAGTTTAGTTGGAATATCTTTATTAAACATTCTAGTCTTATCTGTACCTAAAAGTTTATCTTTCCAGTTCTGTCCTTTAACATTAGAAATTTGTTTCTTAAAATATAAATCATAATTCCATAACTGTTGGATAAGTTCTTTAGGTAAGGGTGCTAAAGATTGTGCAGCTATATCATGTATATGAACTACTTTAAGTAAATCAGCAGCAGGTAACCAATTGTTAAGCATGAAGTATTCATATTGCTTAGTCTTAGAGTCATACCTAACTCTAAGTGGGAAGTTTTCCTTCATGTACTCAGGAAGATATTTTTCAGGAGCAGAAGGAGTATTCTTTTCCCACTCATGCTTAATCTTATATGGTACTCCAAATTTCCAAGGTGTAGTAACTAATGAATGTAGTTGTAATGGAAGATTCTTACGAGTCCATGAATAAAAGAAAAATGCTCTATTAAGGACATTACGTTCTATATCAGTTAGATCACCATAATCAAATAGATACTTCTTAACTGACATAGCTGCTGCTTCTGCTGTATCACCTTTTCTTAGTCTATCAATAAAGTGTGCAAGACGAGCATTATCCTCAACTGCTTTACCTACCTTAAATCCAGTCTTAAGAAATAGGTTTCTTTGACTTGGTGTAACTAAATCCTTCCATCTGAATTCACCATTTTCTATCTGCTGTTTCATTGTACGTTGAATATCACCACCAAACTGTCCCTGTCCTATAACACCTAATTCTTTAGCTTTCTGTACTAATTGTTTTTCATTCCATTGTCCACCTAGAACATTATCAAATCTAACTTTACCTTGTCCAGTTCTATCGTAGTTCTGTAGAACAGCAGCTTCTCTATATCTATCAGGATTGTTTAATCCAGCTAACCAGTTATTCCAGAAGTTACCAACCATGTTCTTAGTATGATATCCTGGGAATATACCAAGTGTCCATGCTTTAGTTAATCCATGAAACTGATCATAAGCATTTAAGGCATCCTGAAATTCTTTAGGATTGGTAACAAATTCATTCCATTTGTTTAAAACTCTAGCAATTTGTGGGTCAACTCTATGCCCTGCTAATTCACCTGTTTTAACATTAACCCAATCTGGAAAATTCTTAGCAGCAATTTCATCCGGTACTGCTAATCCTCTTTGTTTCATTGCATTAAAGAATTCTGCACCTGTAATAGCTCTAGCTTCATGTACCGCTCTAATAGCAGATGAATATACTGGATCAGTGTGAAATATTTGAGTATCTGGTTTAATATCCTGACCAAATATCTTGCGCTTCATTTCTATTGGTAAATTTTGAACATCTTCTTTAGTTAATGTATGAACAGCATCAGGATACTGTGCCTCTGTTATTGCACCTGTATCAAGTAATTCATCTAACTTATCTATACCATTCTTACCCTTAATAGTCTTAGCATCTCTTTTAGAAATTATACCAGCTTCTTTCCAAGCATCAATAACTATTGGTTTAACTTGAACTAATTGACGCCTAATAATACTACCTAACTGTGTACTCATTTCTTTACCACGTTGCTTAGGTAAAGGCTTGCCTTCTCTTTCTGCTTGGGCAATCATAGATTGCCTAGTTTCATTAGTCATTACATGTTCTAAATGTTCAATATCAGCCATTAAAGGTTTAGCAGGTAATCCAACAGCTTCTCTATTTAATAATTCTCTAGCTCTCTTATCTTTAACATTTCTTACTTCAGCTTCCAATTTAGGATTGATTCCAGTAGGTGGAGTATACCTTCCATGAAGTTTATTTAATTCTCCATTAAAGTCTGCAACTTGTTTAGAAGCTAAATCTACAGCATTAGCATCACCAAGTTTATGTGCATTAATAAGACTAATTTTAGCGTCTACTAACTTATTTGTATAGTGTGCATTCATAGCATCATAAGCAGCACCATATTTTTGTTTAGAAAGTGCTTTAGTAGTAGGGTTAAGTTGTTCTCCTATTTGATTAAATTGCTTATCAAGTTCCTCACGTGGTATCCCAGATTCCCTGGAAATATCCTGCATATTTTTATTAAGTATAGAAGCATCTTCAATCTCCAATCCTGCTTTATGTGCAGCAACACTCTTAGCTTTACTAATTAGAATATCAAAGTCAGGATTACCACTTTCATTTGAGAATATAGTTCTAACCATTTTATCTATCTTACCATAAGCAATAGTTTTACCAATAGCATCTAATGGAGCTAATACTTTAGAAACCTTAGGTCCAGTAAGTAATGGAATATTTCCTTCACCAACTGGATTTGCTAATGACAATAAACTCTTTTCTCCACTAGCTATCTGCTTTGAAAATCCTTTAGCTGGTATCTGCTTTAAAATCTTTTGTATCATACCGGCACTAGGTTTAGCTTGACCTATTTCTTTAGCAATAGCTTTAGCTAATGGAGAACTTAATGGTATAACTTCCCCAGCTTGTTTTGCCTCATGTGCCATGCGAAGTAGTTTGCCCAATCTAGTAGATTGTCCAAAGCTAACCCAATTTACTGGATCACCTGCCATATCTATTGCAGTTCTCTCAGCAAATTTACCTATATTAGTTAAAGCATTTGTAGTATTAGCTATGAATGCAAAATCTGCCTGAGCAGGAGTTCGCTTCTTTAACTCTTCTGGGGATACAGTTGGTATTGGTTTATACTTAAATATGTCTGGGTATATTTGCTCAACAACATCTCCAAGATAAGCAGTATCTTTATTTTCTGGAGCACTAAGTGCCTCTAATTTTTGTTTAACTACACTATCCTTAGTTAAACTTTGTGCTATTGGTGATGCTACTCTCTTAGTTAGATTACTAGCACCAACACCTAATACACTACCAGCGCCTGCTATAATTTTAGATATAACACTTCTAGGTGTTGCTTTAACATTTTTATGAGTAACACCAACTGGAACATCATCATACTCATCATAATCACCAGGATTATTAAGTTTAAGCTGTTTACCTAATTCCCAATTACTCAAGTCATCAAATTGACCGGGATACTGTTTTCTAGCTTTTTCACCCAAATCAATTATATCCATATAATCCTCACTTCACTTTAACATTTGTAAATCTGTTTTTTTTAGTTTTAGCGGATTTAGGTTCAATAGCTTCCTCATCTAAATAATTAGTATCCGATTCTGCACCCTTAGATTTCTCTTTACCAAACAAGGCATCTATAGCATCTGGATCTTGTTCTAATAAGAAATTAAGTTTATTACGCATCATTGCATTTGTTCTAGTTGTATACTCTTCTCCAGATTCTCCCAATAAAGCAGGAGGATTACCAGATAATATTTCATGTATATAATCTCTACCTCTTGTTTCTGGGGAATTTTTAATTTGTGCAGCAGCAGTACCAACAGGAGGATAATTAGTAAAATATCCAGGATGGCTAGACTTAAACTCTTCCTCAGATAATTGCCTAAGTAAATCACCTTGATCAGTTAAAGATTGCATAGTACCTGGTAAATTAATTTCATTACCTAATAAACTAGCTCTTAATGGTGTACCACCTCGTGTAATAGGTGCTTCACTTCTTTCAACTTTCTTTTTATTTACATCTAATCCAAATTGACCAATAGCTCTATTTAGAGCTTCAGTTTGTATTTGTGCTTCTGTTAATGCTTGTTGAGACCTTGCAGTTGTTTCTTTAACTATCTGTTCACGTTCCTCTAATAATGCTTTACGTTTCTGTTCTGCTATCTGTCTTTGTAATTCTTGTGAGCCTCTATATCCTCGACCTATTCCAGAACCTAGAATAGTTAAAGCATCAAGGACTCCCATTGGCCTCTCCTTTAATCATAATATCTACTCTCATAGTCAGTATTACTATTCAAAAGTCTTTTTCTCATAGCTGCTCTGCTATAGGGATCATCAAATGAATAACCTATACCTTCACCTACACCACCTAAAGCTTCCAATCCCATCATATGTTCCTGTTGACCACCTGCTTGATCGCCTAAAGCTAATTGCCTTTGAAAATTAGCATTATCTCTATACAAAGATAAAGCATCCATTCTTTGTCTTGCATAGACACTATTAGGTATATCTTCTAATGCAGCATTACCTTCTGTATCACCTCGATTAAGAACATTAAATGCTGCACTAGACCCTAATAAACCTGCTCTACCAATTTCATTAACTATACTATCATGTGTTCTACCAAGATCTAATAATGCTGCTCTCCTACGCATAACAATTTCAGGATCATTAGGATCAGGTGTAAAGCTAAATGGAGATATATTAGGATTTCTAAACTTACGCTTTCTCCCAAATAAAGCTTGTCCTAAACCTAATGCCGTTTGAATTGCTGGAAGTGCAACAGACATTTTCTCTCCTTTCTTTCTAAGCAGTACGCTTCCACATATAGACTACAAAGTATGGCTGAACTATACTCATAGCTGAGTGAGTAGCAGGTTGAGTAACTGAGTGAGCAGAAATTGGTACATTATGAGTATGATTATCTGTAGAAACAGCCGTTATTGGAGCATATGCAAAATCTATGCCTACTGCATCCATTAAATTATACTCTGCGGTAGCATCAGAATGATTTGCTACAGCAGTACCTGTATGTGCGGAAGGAGTAGAAGTTTTAGCACCACCAGTTTCTTCTACTGCATCAAAATCAGTATCTCCACTATCAAGTCCAACTAATACTCTTCCTGCACCTATAGATGACCAAGTACCATAACCTAATAAAGTATTAGGGTTAGTAGATACTACTGCAATAAACACGGCTCCGATTGGCCAGACCCCTGCCGGACCTGTCGCTCCGGTTGCACCAGTCGCCCCAGTCGCGCCCGTGGCACCTGTCGCGCCCGGAGGCCCAGCCGGACCCTGAGGGCCAACAGGGCCGATTGTGGCGAGTTTTAGCTTTCCTTCTATATCAGAAAAATTCCTATTTAAAAGTTCTAGTTCTTGTGGTGTCCAAGATTTAGGAGTATCTATACGAGCTAATTTAATATCAGATGTAGTCATACTTATGCTTTATCAGCAGAAATAAAAATAACATTCCCAGAAATTACAGCTCCAGCAATTGTAACTCCTTCAAGATATATTGAAACAAGTTCTTTAGTTGCTGTTGGAATAGCAGTAAGAGGAGTAACAGTTAAAGTATTACCTGTAAGAAGACTACTAATAGTATTCTGTCCCCAAACAATTACTTTACCAATATAATTTGGTGCTGAGGTAAAACGATAAGGTATAGCTAATAGTGCATTAACATTAACACCAAAATTATTGGTAAAAGCAACTGACTCTATAACTAGATTTTTAAATTTGGTTAAAGGAACCGGAGATAATTTTGCAGGCGTAACTGCTAAATCATTAATTTTAGTTGTAGTAACACCATCAGGAGCATCTGCTAATTTAGACCCCTGTAAACCCATACCAGTAGCACAATTAGCATTAGTTATATTTCCGTCATAATCAGTGTATATAGTATTAAGATCACTATTCCATTCTTGAGCTAGTACATCATTGCCAGCAACAACATCTGTACCACCACCTGTTTTAACAGGTCTAGTTATAATAGCCATTTTACCCTCTTTATTTAAGTGGCAGAACTTCTATTAAAGCTGAAATAGTTCTAATTTCTGTATCAGTAGAGGTTCCACCATCTGATATTTCTATTATAGGTATACTTGCTCTAGCTTCTGGACCAAATGAACCTTCAAATATTTGAGTTGTTCTACCACCAAATTTAGCAACAGAAGAACCAGGTCCTAAATTACTTCCATCATTCCACTTAGAACCTACTATATTACTAGTAGTGTTTAATGAGACACTAGCAATTGCACCTGACTCACTTGTATGTTTTGCAGATAAACTAGCATCTTGTGAAACCTGTCCTAAAAGAAAAATCTTTCTAGTCTTTATATCTCCTGAATGACTGGAGGGAATTTGGAATTTAAAAATAGAAATAAACTTATTTTCTCTATCTGTTTTAGTAAACTCAGTCCTTCCATAAACATAACTACCAGTTGCTGTTTTTGCCTCTCCCCAATATAATTCACCTTTATCTAAAATTGTGTCAAATACAGTATAGTAAGATGGTGTATAGAAATCTGCATTATAATGTGGACCTTCCCACTTACCTGTTCTAATATCATACTCTAGTGTTTTCCAATTATATCCTCTTGTACCCCTCCAATCATAACTTATAATATACCTATAGTCATGATAACATGCCATAACCATGCCCATTGCATTTTGAGTCATACCAGCAAATTCTGGTAATACCTTCCTTCCAATCTCTTCAATATTAGCTCCGTCAAAATTATAAAACTCACCTCTCTGAGACATAAATATTAAACCTATTGGAGTTGTTACAATACTAAATGGAGAAGTGCTACCTATTCCTGAACCCCTTTTACCTTTAGGTTGAAGATTAGTTAAAGGGGAATTAAAAGCTCTTAGTAACCAAGAGGAATTTCTTTTAAAAAACACAATACCTGCTGGACATAATCCACCACCAGTTAGAACATCTCCATCATTATTTGCAATTGGAACAAAATCTGTATCTAAAATTCTATCAGGGAATCCAACATCAGAAACATCTACTAATGAAGCATTAGTTCCTGCTCTACCAAACCAGTATGTTCTATCGTCATGTCCTAATATAACAAATCTAGCATCCGCTGGTGGTACATGAGTAGAAACATACTGTTGCCCAAGTGCAATATCTGCTATTGAGGTATCAGCGTATGTTGTAGTAGCTGTTGAAATTTGTGTAAGAAGATAAAATACCAAACCATTTACTTTAGTTCTATAAATATTTTTAGCAGTCTCGTTGTATTTAGCAGGAGCAGCTGCCATAACACTAAGATTAACTGCTTGATTAGCTCCACCAACTATATTAATAGTTGCTTCTGCTCCATACGCACTTTCACCCATGTCACTTGTTACACTGGTTACTCTATATTTATATGCACCTACTCCTAAATTAGTACCAGCAGTAGCAGCAAGAGTAGGAGCAGCATGACTAAAGAATCCTGCATATATATTATCAGTCCCATTATACCTTTGAGGACGAGTACCATCCGCTAAATATAAACGATTCTTATAAACAATGTAATCAACTAAATTTGAAGCATGCATACTAGCACCTGAACCATCAATACTAATATCAGTCCAAGCACCTGTTGTATCATCCCCATACCTTAACTTACCACCTGCTGCCCCAATAAGTTTTTTAGTCCCATCAGAGCTATAAAATCTGAATAAAAAATTAACAAGAGCATCACCATTTATTTTAGCAGATGCATTTCCATAAACACCATGCCCAGGACGTTTATAGAAATAACCTCTTGTTCCTAATCTAGTATTTAAACATGATATTAATTCATCTTGATTAAGTATTGCATCAATTAAATTAATACCTTTATCAAATGGACCCAAGTCTATTGCTTGTATTCCCATATTATCTTCCTACTATTGGAAAATTACCAGGTAATTTTGGTCTTGGAACACGACCTCGTGCATTAGGTCCACTAAGTATAAGAGTTTCATCAGGTCTACGATAAGCAGAGAGTTGTAATTCTCTAAGTAATCTTGCTTCCATTTGTAAAGAAATAGAGAATCCACTATCATTGCCTTCTTGACTATATCCCTTAGTAATTGCTTTTTGAATAACTAGAGTATGCCACTCAGGAGGTAAATCACTGAGATCTGCTGGATTAATTAGTTTAATAGGATGACTTTGATAAGAATACTCTACTGCAAATGAACCTGATGGAACCTGCCATAAGCCTAAATTTTTCCCATTTAAATAATAGTATGATACTGTTCCTTGTAAACTTCTATATTGTGGGAAACCCTCTGCTATTCTTTGTTCATCTTCAGGATATAATTTTCTATTTTGTGATGGAATTCCTACTGTTTTAAGCCAATAAAAATCATCTGCTAATATTACGTCAGGAATACCTAAAGATGTATTTTTCAAATCGTACTTATGCAAAGTACCAAAAGAATACTTACTAGCTAAATCAATAATAGCTATATTAAGCCAATTTGTAATATCTATACTAATTGATTTATTACGAATATTATTGGCAACTATATCAATCATTTCTTGAAGTGTGAATCCAAAATTAGGATCACCTGATGGAAGGATTATAGTCATAGTGTTTCTCCTTAGTTGGTATTTAAGACTATAAAGTCCATAGATGTCTCAGCAGTAGGTGCAACATAGAAAATAGTAAAGCTACCAGCAGCAGGAACAACTGCTGTAATTCTAGCAGTAGCATCATTAGTAGAGACTACTACTATAACATGAGCAGCAGCAGTAACTCTATTATTAGTAACTACTAAACTGGTAGTACCAGCTGCTGCATTAACTCGACCAGATATTTTATTAATAGTTTGAGCACCTGTAGTTCCAGGTGCAGTATTTGTGTATGGTAAATATATTCTAGCATCTTGTGTAGCTTCATTCAAAAATAAATTAGTGCTAACATATACACTACGTAGCCAGAGAGTTCCAGAACCAACATCGGTAAGTCTACTAGTCATAGGTTGAAAATGTCCATCAGTACCTGTAAATTTCCATCTAGATGCTCCATTAGTTTCAATCTCTATGTCATTAAGAGTACCAGTACCACCAATTTGAGAAGCAATACGAACATTAGTAGAATTACACTGTAAAGAAAGGCGTTCATAATCTACGGGTGTAACTAATCCATCCCTAGTACCATAGATTCTTAATTCTTGAGCATTAGTACCACTTTTTACAGCTGCTTTATTAGTTGCCTCATAAGTTACTACACCAACAGCAGCTAAAATTTCTAATAAATTGGTTGGCAAAGTACTGTACAAAATTTGAGTAGTAGCAATAGTACCAAAAGTATTATGACGCACAAATACCTTATCAATAGTAGAAGGAGCAGTAACATGAAATTGAATACCATAATCAGCTCCATCTATATGATTATCCATTACTCTAACATCGTCTATAGGATTTTTACTGGGGTATATTTGGATACCCACGGGAGTATGTGTTGTATCAGCAATATTCTTAACTCTATTATTACTAACATCAATAGCACCACCACCATTTTTAGCAATTTTAATCCCAAAGTTCTGTACAGCAGGTGTATATGTATTAAGAACACCATCAATAGAGTTATTATTGACTCTAATATTACGTCCCGATCCAAAAACTATAATAGCAGCTGAACCTCTAATAGCCTTAACTACATTGTCAGTAATAGAAATATTGTGACAAGGAGAATCAGTTAAATCTCCAGGATTAGGAATATCAGATACATCAGAATCTGTGTATATAGCTAACTCAGTCATTCCTTCTATATAATTACCAGAACACTTAACATCACTAGTAGCTATTTTAATTCCATTAGACCGTTTAGGTGTACCAACTCCTAATACTGGATTTACCTGGGTATCTAGAAGTATATTATTAGTACATACTATAGAAAATCCATAAGGTTGGACTACTGTTTCATCTCTAGCTCCACCCTTAATATTAATAAAACCTTCAGCTTGTCCTGCATCAACAAGAATATTGTTAGATATTATAGAATAACGACACTTGGTGTATATACCATTACAATTAGTTGCTTGAAGATCAGCAGGGATACTTACATTCATTACAATGTTACCTGTAATTATTGCTCTCCAGCCATAAGCAATAATTGCTATAGCAGTATTACCAACTTCAGTTACACCATCCACAATATTATTTTGAATTATATACTCACCACGCTCATCTGCATACACTAAAGAATTACCACCTAAATCAATACCTCTAGAAACACAATCTTTGATTCTATTATTACAGATATACATTTGCTCCATTATAGGAAGATTTAAGAATATAGCCGAGGATGATCCATTAGTGAATCGATTATATCTAGCAATAAAACCTCTGACTCCTGTATTACTAACAGCATTAGTCCCATAGATTCCTTTAACATAGTTTTTAAATTCACTATGTTCAATACGGACTTCATCAATAATAGTAGATACTGCTGAAAAATCTAATATTACATTCCAAGTATCAAATGTAATCCCAGAACACACAAAGTTTTTAGTGAGTGAAAGAAAACTAATTGCACTAGATGGTCCTTTAACAATAACATTACCAATACCATCCCCAGTTAAACTTATAACCTTATTTATAGTTTGTAATGTCCAAGTAGCAAGCTTGTATATACCATTAGCTAAATGTAATCTTCCCCCATCAGGAGTAGCAGCTATAGCAGCTAAAATAGCATTAGTATCGTCAACTATACCATCCCCAATTGCACCAAATGCTTTAGCATTTACAAATGATGCTATATTAGTTACATCTCCTATATGTCCATACCAGGGTACTCCAAAAGTCTTACCATCAACTGTAACAATACCAATATGATAATTACCAATAGGAGCATAAAACTCAATTAGACCCTGTGCATCTGATATAATTGGATTAGATAATACTATTAGTCCAAGTTTATCTGCATATATAGTAGCTTTAACTGCACCCACACTAACTTCACCAGATTCAGTAACAGGTGTAGTACCATCACTTTTAGTATTATATATAGTTGCTGAAGCTCCTGATATAACGCGCATGATTCCAGCATTAGCCATTTCAATATTGAACCTGGCTAAACTAAGTGAGGAATTCATTAATTATTCCTCGTCATTAGAAGGAATATTTACTACCTTAAGTTTTACAACATTAATCCAACCATTCTTACCACCCTGAAGGCTAATATACACCAATCCCTTCTCTACATTAATTTTCTTTACTTCTGTTACAACCTTCTTATACATAACTAAACTACCCACTTCTAAATTATTAATATCAATCTCTGGAGTAGTATTAGCATCACCAGTTGTCATATTATTATTTGACTTAAACTTATCACGTATACTTTTAAGCTTAGCTCCTGGCATATTATCAGCTTGAACAAAAGACTCTAGAGTAATATCACCACTATCAATTAATTGCTTTCTTTTGAACCCAGGAATATTCTTAATATCATAACCCTCACCATGCACATTTGTAACTATTACAGATACGGGCTCGTCTTTTTCTTCCTCAAACATATTTATTACCTCACAGTTAGTTCCCACCAAAGTACCTGAATTTTTTCAAAAAGTGTGATAGAGGATGCCCCACAGATTCGTTTTCCCCCACACTTACAATGTCCATATTTCTGTATAATACGAGTATGTAATAATCTATGACAATTTAGGCATCTATACAGTGAAATCTCTGTGGGGTCTTTTATCATTTGATTAACCCATGCACTTAATGAAAACGTTAGCTCTATTCGAAGCACCCACAACAGTGGTTACTCCTAATAAAGTACCCATATCTGCTCTAGCAATTGCACCAGCATTAACTTCTGCTGCTGCCGCAGTATTAGAATATACAACACTACCAGCAGCTAATGCAGCAGTAGTCATCTTAACATTAGGATGATTACCATATACCTGAATAAGTCCATAATCACCAATTGCAATAGCACCTGAAACAACACCAACAACATTAGTTTGAGATAATGAAGTAGCCTTCTTAACTTCCCCTCCCGGAACTGTAGGAGTTGCTGTAACATTTAAAACTGCAACTTCACCATCTACCATTGCAGCAGCATCAACTTTCTGAAAGATACCAAAAATCCTTTCAGGTCCTTTCCTACTAATCCTCTGAAATAACATATATAATCTCCTTCGGTGTTAGTTAATTATTAGGAAATCCCATCCATAACACCCTGACGAGCACAATTGCTAGCAACCATATTTGCCATAAGTAAAATTTGACAGACTTTAGCATCCTGATTCTCAGGACGAACAAAGTCAGTAGTAATTAAGTCAGTTTCTTTATCCACAACAAACGCAAGATATGAAGAATTCAACATGTATAGTGCATCAGCAGCAGCACTAGTACACTGTTCATCATACCCAAGAATCATACCTTTAAATTTAAGCAACTCAAAGTTAGAATCAGCAATACGAGAATCAACAAATCGCTGATTATTAACCTGGCAGTTTTCAAAATTCTCAAATACTGCCTGAGTGGTCACTCCAAAATCAGGATGCTCATTGCCACGAGAGCACTTATTATAGAGTGTACGCATCTTAACTATACCATTACCAGTAACAGTATTACCAAAAGCACCGACAGAACCAATCCACTGATTACGCCAAAAAGTATTAAGTGCATCACTCCTATCAATACCACCTAAGGAACCCCAAGCAGCACCATTCTCAACAATTAACTGTAGACCAAAAATATCTTTTGAACCATTGCCAGTACCATCAGCAAAACTCATAGCATTAAGAGAATCACGCATACTAATCTGAGCCTGTTGAATCTTAGACTCTAGTAAATTAATAATGCGCTGTTCTCCTGAATTCTGCCTTTCCTCTTTCCTTGAGATTGCAATACTTCCTGCAACTTGCTTCCAAGGATATTTTGCTGAGGTCAATCCTTCTTGAGGAGTTGTGTCCAAAACCTCATATCCATCATAACTTTTTACCGTTTGGTTTTTGCCATACATCAAAGGTACAACAATACTCTCACCACCATCCTCTGTAATCTTCCTACCTTGGGAAGTTAACCAATATAAAAGGAAGTAACTCTGGCTTAAGTCATCCGCAAAAGTATCTCGATAATTTGCAATAGTAGTTGAGAGTAATGCATCATAGCTAGGATTACCCAGAACACCTAATGAAGTTGAAAAGAATTTTGTCCTTACAGACAGGTAAAAATAACCTGCCATGAAGAACAGTAATAATAACTGCACCCCTGTAATATGCATATTTAACTCCCATTATAGTCCTAAAGACTTTTTAGCTTGATCAAATGCTTCTTTGACTGACATCTTACCCTTCTTCTCAGTTGTCTTACCAGTAACCTTATTGGGCTTATTAATATTTGCTCTCTTCTTTGTCTCCATAGTTTCTTTCTTACTCTCTTTCTTACTATCTTCTTTAGTTGCTAAATCATAAGCATCTTGATAACTGAGAGTAGGGTGCTTTTCAATTATACTAAGAATAGAATCTTTATATATCTCCCAATCAGGATTATCTTTCTTAAACTGTACTGCTTCACTCTTCATTGCTTCTGCCTGTTCTTTCTTAGTTCCTTCTTGTGCTATATTCTTAAACAAACCCTGTAGTTCCGCACGAAGAGCCTTACGAGTCATAGGAGTATCATCATTCTCATCATCATCTTCATCATCATCTTCCTTAGATGATTTACGAGAAGATTTATCTCCAATTGACTTGTTATGACGCTCTTCCATCCATGCTCGGAATTCAGGGTCTAATACTAATTGATCGAATGCAGAGGCTTTCTTTATACCAAGAGTAGCTTCCTGCATTCTCTTGGTAAACAAACCTTGCATTTTCTTAAATGCACCACGTAACTTAGGATCAAGTGAATCAGGATTAGTGAAGTATTGTTTAGTAATATCTTCACTATCATCTGAATCTTCTTCATCCTCTACATCCTTTGTTTCCTTAGAAGATTTATCAACTGTGGTAGATTCAGTTTCCTTAGTAGTTTCTTCTGTGGAATCTTTATCACCATCAGTCTTATTTTTTTCTAAGTCCAACTCAGCTTGCGTTTTCATTATGAATGTTTCTCCCTAGAATGAGTATCCTTTAATAGTTTTTGGTATTGAGTTGCATCCTTAATAAAAATAGGTTCAGGAGTCAAGTTCTCAGTCCAAATACCTTTAAAGGATCTCTTTCTAGATAAATGTGAAATTGGATCTTTTTCATAGTCTAAATTTAATTGATGTTTCCCAGTAGCATGTTCTGTAACATAATCACGTATACAAAACAATCCACATTTTTCACATCGAAACCTCCTAACATTCTTATAGGGTTTATCTCTTACCTTCTCTATCTTATGTCCCTTAGGACATTTAAAACAATATACTGGCATTTTATAGTCCTATACTAGATTTGTGCCCCCGGTGCCTCCGGGGACTTCTGGCTCCAATGCCCGAGCGGCCCCAAGTCCCTGAGGTTGCCCCGTAGGGAGTTTTTGGGCTACCTCTGGCCTTGGGACACGTCCGGGCTCCCCACGCGTTCCTAGGGCATCCTTGGAAGCCCCATCCCCTAATGCAATTTGTTTTAAAGCCATAACTCTAGTTTGTTCTAACTGATCTTGTAATTCTGTAACTAACCAAGTCTCAGGATTCTCAAGATCAAACTTTCTAACTAATTCCAATCTTAATTTTTCTTGATCATACATTGGATCATCTTTAGCCATTGCATAGAATTGCATAAACTGTGATCTATCAACATCTTTATTAATTGGTGTAGAAGAACCATAAACTATATTATATGAATATTCACCTTGAATTTCTTTACGGCTGTGTAACTGAACCCAGAATATTGCATCTTCACCTAACACATGTCCAATTTGTTCAGCATCTAAGTAACGTTGAGAAATCTGAGCTAGATTACGAACAATCTTATTAACAAAAGATTCTATTAAATCAATTCTCTCCTGAACACGATTTTGTGTCTGAGAAGAAATAATAGAAGCTTCTGTTGCAGTTCTTGCTCCACCACTAGCGCGACTAGCATAATCACTAGTTCCTAAAATTGTATAGATATCATCTTTAACTCTTGACTCAACAGCATAAACTTCTGGAGGTAATGGAGCATCTTGAACTGGATAAACAATTGAATCAATTGGATCTTCTGAATATGTAGGAGTAACTTCAACAACTGTTCCATCTGCACCTAATTTTAAATCTGCTTTAGCCTGTGGATCAAAAGCTCCTGGTCTAGTTACATACCTTCTATTATACCTTCTCCTATGAGTGACCATTTGAGAACGAGTCTCATTAAGTTCTAGTAACTGAGGTTCAGCTGGTTCAATGTCACTCATTGGATAAAATTCATCAGGAGTCTCATTAAATCTTAGCATAACATAAGGATGATACCTAGAATCTAAGAATGTGTATTCAGAATCTTTAACTTCTAATGCTTTTCTATGTCCTTCTGCAAAAGTATAAATTTGCTGAGATTCTCCACACCACAATTCGTATAACACAGAATACTTGATTTCATCAGCTAGAGGAATTTTATTATATTTGCCACCACGAAGAGAAGCAAGCAAATCATTTCCATTAGCCGATGGTTTTAAACCGTCTGTATCATAGTTTTCATTTTCCATTACTTCTTCATATGGCCTAATAATTCTTTCACATATCCAGGGTAATTCTTCAGGACGGCGACTTAGTGCTGGAACTATTATATCATATGGAGAAGTTCTTAGTCCCCAAGGTCTTTCCGAAACAATTTTTTCATTTGACTGAAATTCACTATCTTTCTCTTGTTCTTCTTCCTCATTAATTCCCAATTTTTGGAGCAAGGTAGAGATAACACTTTTCTTTGAGTTAGTCTCTTCATTGATCTTTTCAAATTCTGTGTCATAGCCTGTTTTCACCCAAGCATGTCCTGTTAATATACCATCAAGGATACAAAGTTTAATTTCACTTTTAATATCTAAACTCTTTAATAAGTAACGAAGAAGATTTTGCATTATCTCTGCACGCTTACGAGTTATATCATCACTATAACTTTCTTTACGTCTAGGTATAACTATTACATCTGGATTACGAGAATAGATTGAGGGTATAACTACCTTAACATGAGGATAAACCATGTTGACACAAATCTGTTCATCTTCTGTTAATACCTTAAAATATTTTCCTTTAAAATAATCAAGAACTCTATTCCAAACATTTTCATAGGGTTCACGCCATTTAAGAGACATATTAATTTTATTCAACCACATATTTATTTCATCACTATCTAAAGTTGTAACTTTATTTTTAGAATAGTTTTTAGTTGGCATGAACTCCCCCGCGTATATTATACACACCAAGTTTATTCTTTGGCTTACGTATTCTATTCTTAATACCCTTAAATGATTTTGCAGAAATCTTGTTTAAAATTTGAATAACTCCTGGTCTACGAGTCAATTGATTCATATAAGCCAAAGCATCAATACAATCATCATTTGTAACTTTGGGATATCGGGTTAGCTCGTCAACTAAAACAGCTTTATTTCCTTCTAAAGTATCTAACGTCTTATTAGTAACAATAGTAAATAATCCAGCTTTCCAATAAGGCACCATACTCTTGATACGCATACGCTTAGAAACTTTTGTATCCGTCTTTAATTGAATTATAGGCATTTTAATATTACGCATAATCTGAAGCATCTTAACATAATTATAATAGGTCTTCTGCCAAGCAACTGACTCAAATCCTATCTTAATTGGATTCCACTTCTTACAGACTTTAAACATTTCATCAACTGTATCATGTTCATCTGCTTTTAACCTACAAACATCTAATATATAAACTCTCCAATTTTCATCCATACCACAAGTTACAATAGATAGATAATCTTTACCTTCTTCATCTCTCATTGGATCAACTGTAGAGTATATACTAAGATTTTTAGGCACCTGTGCTTTAGTACAAGTTTTTATCCAACTACGTTTAAATACAGCAGTTTCATCATCGATAGGATTTAAAAGATACTGGCAGCTAAATATGTAAGGACCTTGTTCAATTAAAGTGTCTTTAAGAAAGTCAGCAGTTAGTCTTTCTGACCATAATAATTTATCTCTAGTTATTCTATCATTTAAGAGATCATCTTGTGTTCCTTCAAAAGCAGTTCTCTTGAATACTGTAAATCTTTTATTACGTCCCTTTTGTAGTCTTTCTCTTTCTTTATTCTGAATGTAACTATAGAGATCACCATAATGCCAAATTGTTCCATTAACATCAAGATAACCACCGGGATCAAGAAGAGAAAATAGAAGCTTAAACCATCTGATAACTTTATCTATCTGGTCTTGACCTTGGGTATTTTGATCTGAATGAGGATCATCTACTTTTATTCTGTCATAATGCATACCTACTTTAGTAACATCAATTCCTGCACATGATATTGTTGGTTCTTTTCTCCACTTAGTTCTACTGCTGACTGTAATTTCAGAACCTGTCCATTTATCCTTACCAATTAAGTTACCATATAGAGCACGAAACTTCTCATTCTTCTCAAAGTGTCCTTTAATCTCTGTTAAGAATGCTGTAGAGATTGTAAATTTTTCAGAAGCTAGTAAAATTCTTATATTAGGATCTTTAACTATTTCCTGAATAGGATGCCCAATTGTTCCAATTGAGGATTTAAGAGAACCACGGGGAGTAAGTGATAGCTTGAACTTGTTCTCTTTATTTTCTAAGTGTTCACAAAACTCCCCGTGGAATCCAGTTTTAGGTGTAAGATCATTATATCCTAAAATATTCTTACAGAAGAAATGTAAATCTAATAATCCTAATCTACGAGTCTGTTCATTTAATAACGTATTAAGTCTACGCTTAGTATCTAAGTTAATATTGCTGATAACATCTATCATATCTAATTCTCTTTTGGTTCACTATAATTAGCTAACTGTTTGGTTAGTCTCATAATCTCCTGATTTAACTCAGCATCATTTAATTCATGTTCACCAGTGTTATCAGTAACATTAATATTCTCTTTAAGATCACCAGACATCTTAAGATAATTCCATGTAGACCGCATGTCACCACGCATAATAGCACGATGAACATTACGGAAAGCATGAATACGAATAAATGATCTACGACGTGTAATCTCTTTATCTAACTCCCTAAGAAACATAGGGTCATTACGCCATTTATAAAACTCTGTTTTATTAACTTGCACACGTTCGCATATGTACTCATTTGAGAAGTTATGAATAAAGTCTGTCATTAGATAAATAGCAGTTCTCTGTTTGTCTGAAAGAATTTTAGGATGTAACTTTTCCTCTGCCCAAATTTCAACAACTCTTTTAATATCCTTATTATCCTTAGCTTCTCTTAATCTCATAAGTCTACGCTTCTCTTCATCATCAACAGCTTCTTGAATTCTTGAGGCCTTCTTACCTAGAAATGTTTTCATTGTTAATCTCCTAAGTCTATTCTTAACTTCTTATTTATTATTTTAAGATTTGTTTTCATCTCTGCATCATTCCGTCTTAACTCAAGAATTACTCTATCATTTTCAGATTTAGTATATATTTGGGCCATTTGTAATGATATTACATTAATTTTATTTTTAATATCTGAATATGTAAGTAGGATAGCAGCTAATAAAGAAATTCCCCATACGATTTGTTGCCAGGTAAGTTTAATTTTTCCTGATTCCCCGTTTGCCCCTATCATACTAAAATACCTCCAGTGTATTTTAGTTTATAAGAAATCCAGCACCGGAAGTATGCATATCATATGTTGTTATTTTTGCACCCATCCAATACCCAATAATACTAGGTGAAGCTGTTATGTTACCTCCATTATATAATAAAATACCGGCATTTGTATCAGCTACTTGAAATGTGAATCCAGCAATAGATTGTTTAACAACTAATATATCATCAACATAAGCTAAAACAGTTTTTTCAAATGGGTCCCAAAATAATCTAACTTTATGTCCTCCAGCTACTTGTGAGCTTGAAGTTGAAAAGGGTCTATGAATACCAGTAAGACCATTTCCACGATATACACTCAACATCCATTGAGTTGGATCTTTTAATTGCCATTTTAGTTGAATAGAGCTATTTACAGGAGTATCAATAAGAGTTGTTAGACCTTGACTAAATAATTCAATACCTATAAATCCTACTGCATCACTTAAATTAGCAGGAGTAGTAACTATAGCAGAAATGTGACAATCAAAAGAAGTTTTATAATTTACATTAAAAATTCCAGTAAGCCCACCTGGACCCAATGGTGTAATAATATTATTTAGATTATCAGCTTGCTCAATAGCGGCTTCGTATAATTTATTTGACTCAAGTGTTGCACCTTGTGTAAATCTAACAAAAGGAGGAATTAATACAATTGCAGGAGTTGTAAAGGATTGAACCTTTTGTGCTGGTAATAAAGTAAATGGATATGATCTTTCAAGTTTATGTTCTACAATAGCATCACTACCTGCTGAAACAGGACCAATTGGAGTCATAAATATCTCCTATTGTCGATCATTACATGTATCTCCCCTTTGTTCCTAATAGTCTTAGTGCATCTAAACTAAATTTTGTTCCTGGGCATGTTTTATTTGGATTAGCATCTCTATGTCCAATCCAATTTAATGGTGGTATAGAAAATTCAGTAGCCCAAGGAATAATAATTCTTTTTAAAAGAGTTTCAAGTATTTCTTTAGGTGGAGG